GGTCTATGCACACGACAGCGTATTATCGTGTTTTTGTGAGAGAGAGCCAGTGAGAGAGAGACCAGCCATGATCACGCAGCAGAACGCATCTGGGTGGCTGTTTCATGGGCGGTAAGGGATCGGGCAGGCGGTCGAAGCCGGTCGAGCAGAAGCGCAGACTCGGCAATGTGGGCGGCAGGAAACTGCCGAGCCAAGCCGAGATCATCGCACTGCCGTCGCTGGCGAGTGACATACCTGAGCCGCATCGACCGTTAGGTGAGCATGGGCTGGCTTTGTGGCGGCGCATCTGGTCGTCTGGTGCTGCGTGGCTGCGACCGGCTCTCGATGGCGATCTGGTGCTGATGGCGTGCGAGATGACTGACGAGCGCAGCGTGCTGCGTCGGATCGTGTTCACTCAGCCTTCATCGTGGCGTGAGCGTCGTGGTCTGCGTGAGATCGACCGGCAGATCACTAGCCTTCTCTCGCAGATCGGATTCAGTCCTACTGATCGTGCCACACTAGGGATAGGGGATCACAAGCAGCATGAGTTCGCCAAGATCAGGCAGCGCATCGAAGCGAAGCGTTCTGCTGCCAGCGAGTAAGTGGCAGCCTGCGTTCTACACGCCACGCATCTCGAAACTCACTGATGGCGACGAGATCATCAACTTCGCTGCTGATCACTTTGTGGTGCTGAAAGGTTTCAGGGCTGGTGAGCCGCTGACTTTCACTGCATGGCAGAAGTGGCTGCTGCGATCGCTGTTCGAGCGTGACGAGCACACTCAGCGTCTGCGGTATCGTCGTGCGCTCATCGGTCTGCCACGCAAGCAGGGTAAGTCGCTGATGCTGTCGGCTGTTGCTGTCTATGGAATGATCACAGGTGAAGCCGGCGCAGAAGTGTATGTAGTTGCTGGTGACAGGCAGCAGGCTCGGATCATCTTCAATGAAGCGAAGCAGCAAGTTCAGATGTCGCCGGTGCTCAGTCAAGAGTGCAAGGTGTATCGAGATGCAATCGAGATGCCACGGTTCGGCTCGATCCTGCGTGTGCTCTCATCAGAGTTCAAGGGTCAGGCTGGTCTCAATCCTTCGCTGGTTCTGTTTGATGAGTTGTGGAATCAGGCAACACCAGATCTCTACGATCAGATGACTCTCGGTTCAGGTGCTCGTGTTGAGCCGCTGGTCGTGTCGATCACGACTGCTGGCTATGACTTGGAAACTGTCGCCGGTCATCTGTATCAGTACGGCAAGCGATGCGCAGCCGGTGAGGTTGCTGACAAGTCGTTTGGCTTCTGGTGGTGGGAAGCACCACCCGACTGCGACATCACTGACGAGCAGGCATGGCGTGTGTGTAATCCGAATCTGAGTGAAGGTTTGCTTGACATCACTGACATGCGCACAGCCGTGCAGCAAACAGATGAGTCGGCGTTCAGACGCTGGCGACTCAATCAGTGGGTAAGATCGCAAGAGTCTTGGCTGCCTGCTGGTGCTTGGGAACAGTGCAGAGACACACGAGATTTGCGTAGCGATCTGCCTGTGTATGTCGGAATCGACATGGCTCTGAAACACGACAGCATCGCAGTCGTGATCGCTCAGCCACAAGATGATGTGGTGGTCACTCGTGCCCACATCTGGAAGCCACAAGATGAGGGTGTCGATGTCGCTGGTGTCGAAGCGCATCTGCGTGCACTGCACACCGAGTATCAGGTTCGTGAGTTTGTCTATGATCCGGCTTACTTCCAGCGCAGCGCAGAGCATCTCGCCGATGACGGTCTGCCGATGGTCGAGTTCCCACAGTCAGCGGCTCGCATGATTCCGGCATGCGGCAACGCATACGAGATGATCATCAACAGGAAAGTGACACACGATGGATCACCGACCTACACAGATCAGGTTCTGTCTGCGGCACAGCGTATGACTGATCAGGGCTGGCGACTCAGCAAAGGCAAGAGCAAACGAAAGATAGATGCGTGCATTGCTCTCGTCATGGCACTCGATCGTGCGACGACACGCACACAAACGGCATCACCTGCGCCTAGTATCGTGAACCTATGGGAATGAATCGCAGCGTATTCAGCACACTTGTCGAACTGATCGGCATCGGATCACTGGTGATCGGCATCGGAATGCTCTCGATTCCTGTCGCCATGATCGTCGGCGGCTCACTTCTCGTACTGCTCGGTGCTGCTCTCGGCAGGTCTGACTCGTGAGCATTCTGCGCAGACTGATCGAGCAGCGTGCGCTACCGACCAGCATCGACCCCTATCAGATCACCGCACGACCATACTTTCCTAACTACTCAGGCGAGATCGTCACTGAGACGACAGCATTCGCATCGACTGCGGTGATGTCAGCCGTCAGCCTGCTCGCAGACTCTGTGGCTGCGATGCCACTCGAACTGAGCCGTGTGCGTGGCGGCAGGATCGAGAGACTGCCAACACCAAGCGTGCTGATCCGACCAAATCAGATGCAGACGATGTTCGAGTTCATTCATCAGGTGATGCTCTCGCTGGCACTGCATGGCTGCGCATACATCTATGCACCACGACGAGCCGGCGAACTTCCATCAGAGATGCGAGTGATTCACCCGAACCTGATCAAGAACCGAATCATCACAGACGATGGAAGTGCGTACTACCAGATCGGCGACAAGCAGCATTCATCAGATGACATCAAAGCGATTCACTGGCTGATCATGCCGAACGAACTGCGAGCCGTGTCACCACTGGAAGCACTGCGTAACACGATCGGAACGAGCATTGCAATGGATCGATTCCTAGCGCAGTTCTATGGCGAAGGCGCAACACCAAGCAGCGTGCTCGAAACTGATGCGACCATCACCGAAGAGCAGGCACGGATTCTGCGTGACACATGGTCAGACTCACACACCAAACGACGCAAGCCGGCAGTGCTTACCGGTGGTCTCAGATGGAAGTCGATCACCACCAGCGCAGCAGACATGCAGATGCTCGAACATCGTGAAGCGATAGTGCGTGACATCGCTCGTGCATACCGCATACCACTCAACATGATCAACGCATCAGGCGGCGACTCACAGACCTATCAGAATGTCGAGCAAGCCGGCATCAACTTTGTGCGCTACACGCTGCTGCCATTCATGCGTCGTATCGAAGATGCGATCAGCGAGATGCTGCCACTGACACAGAAGGTGCGATTCAACGCATCAGAGTTCGAGCGTGCAGACCTGACCACTCGTGTCAAGGCTCAGCAGTTGCAGATCATGTCCGGCACACTCTCACCGAACGAAGCACGAGAACAGGAGAATCGTGAACCGTATGAGGGTGGCGATCAGTTCATTCTCGGTGTCGCAGGCGCACCGATGGCTGGTGTCGAAGGCGGCGATCTACCAACACTCGGCACAGACGCTGAGCCACCAGAAAGGTAAGAGATCATGCGTGCTTACAAAGTCACTGCAACCGATACACGCAGTGTGCTCATCTCAGCAGATGATAAGAATCGAACGGCGTACATCAACATCGTTGGTAACGAGTCGATCGCAGTCGGTGATGTCACTGTCACATTCGCAACAGGTCTCATTCTTGCTAAGCACAGTGCACCGATCGAGATACATGTTCCACTCAAAGAGACTCTCTATGCCATCTGTGATGCAGGCAAGACAGATGATGTTCGTGTTCTGTTGCCAGATGCAGATTGATCATGCCGTTTGGAATCTCACAGAGTCAGCCAGACTGCGCTAACTGGGCAACAGTCAAAGAGGAAACAGACGGCTCGTACACCACTATCGGCTGTCACGCAACAAAGCAAGATGCAATCGATCAGATGGTCGTCGTATCACTGAGCGAAGAGATCGAGCCACTCGGTCAGGTTGATGATGCTCGTCGATCAAGTCAGACAGTCATCTACAACTACGGCACAGTGAACATCGTTGAGCATGAGATGGAATCAGAAGAAGAGCCAGAGTCAGAAGATGAGTCTGAGTCCGAAGATGACACTGATGAGGAGATGCCTATCGAGCCAGAAGAGTCAGGCATGAACTACGAGCAGCGTGCACCGTCACTGGTCGCACCTGACTTCATGGCTGCATCTGCTGAGCGTGGTCTGCGACTGCATGAGCAGGGGCTGTCCGGTGATGGTCTGATGCCGGCGACTGTCGCTGATGCTCGCCGTATGGCTAACGGTGAAGCCCTGTCAGAAGATAAGTGGCGGCGCATACCTGCGTGGATTGCACGGCACATCGTCGATCTCGATGCTGTGCAGGGTGATGAGATCACCGCTGGTCTCGTGGCGATGCTGCTGTGGGGTGGCGGCTCATCGAAAGAGTCAGCACGCAGAGCACAGGAATACGCCGAGCGCATCGTTTCTCAACTCGATGCAGATGAAGAGCGTGCACCAGCACCACCATCGGATCAGATCTTCGGCAGTGATGAGAACCCATCTGGATCAGCAGCAGACACGACCGGTGGTATCGAACTCAGTGAGGCAACAGAGAAAGCGTTACAGACGAAGGCTGATGAGCACAACGCAGAGATGGCTGCCGGCGATCGACCTGACTGGACTCGTGTTCGAGTGAGCACACTGCGAGCCGTGTATCGCCGTGGCGCAGGTGCATTCTCTACTTCTCACCGACCAAACATGACTCGTGGACAGTGGGCTATGGCGAGAGTGAATGCGTTCCTGTATCTGCTGCGCAACGGCAAACCTGAGAACCCGAACTATGTCACCGACAACGATCTCCTGCCAGAAGATCACCCACGCAAGTCAGATAGTCGCAACAGCAAACGGTCATCAGTTATGCTTGCCACCACTATGAGCGACACGATCGAGCACCGCTGGTGTGTCACTGGCGCAGATGAGAAGCGCATCGCATATACGACTCTCGATCTGCGTCAAGCAGAGAACGGCACAACGCTGTACGGATACGCTGCACTGTTCGACTCACCTAGCGAGCCGATGCCGTTCATCGAGTATGTCAAGCGTGGCGCATTCAGCAAGACGCTCAACGATGGCGCAGATGTGCGTCTGCTCATCGACCACGAAGGTGTACCACTGGCACGCACTAAGTCCGGCACGATGCGTCTGATGGAAGATGAGCGTGGTCTGGCAGTCGAAGCCGATCTCGACCCGATGAACCCTGACGCTGCACGAGTGATCTCAGCAATGAAGCGTGGCGATCTCTCACAGATGTCGTTCGCATTCCGCACGATCAAAGACTCATGGTCAGACGATCGCAGCACTCGTGAACTGCGTGAAGTGCAACTATACGATGTCAGCGTCGTTACCTTCCCTGCCTACGAAGAGACTGTTGCCGAGATCCGCAGCAGACTGTTGCAGACAGACGAAACGCAACCTACACTGACTGCCACGAGTACCAGCGTCAGCGTGCGCAAAGCACAACTGGCTCTGGCTCGACACAAGCAATAGTCAGCCGAGACACAGCCGAGTGATCACTGTCAAGTCTCACTGAGCGATCAACCGACTCAAAGACAAAGGAACAGACATGACCTATTCAGCATCATTGACCGAGAAGCGTGACGCAGCACTGGCGAAAGCCGATGCACTCGTCGCAGCAGCCGCTGCCGACAAGCGTGAACTCACGACCGAAGAAGATACCGAGATCGCACAGACTCTCGAAGCAGTGCGTGATCTCGACGAGCAGATTCGTCGTCACAAGGAACTCGAAGAGCGTGCAGCAGCCGCAGCCGAGAGCCGCAAGGCATCTGGCGTTGCAGCAGCCGTGACCACCGTGAAGAGTGAGCCACGCACCTACTCGCCGAAGTCCGAGCACTCGTTCGTTGCTGACGCATTCCGTGCGCAGATCATGGGAGACTACGAAGCGCAGCAGCGCATCTCTCGTCACCAGAACGAAGAGAAGATCGAGCGTCGTGATGTCACCAGCGCAAACTTCGCTGGTCTCGTCGTGCCACAGTTCTTGACCGAACTCGCCGCACCGTTCGCTCGTGCCGGTCGCCCATTCCTTGATCAGGCTCGCAAGCACGCTCTGCCAGCAGAGGGTCTCACCCTGTCGATCTCGAAAGTGACGACCGGATCAGCGACCGCCGTTCAGAGCGAAGGCGCAGCCGTTCAAGAGACCAACATGGACGACACGAAACTCGATGTCTCGGTTGTCACTGTTGCTGGTCAGCAGAATGTCAGCCGTCAGGCAATCGAGCGTGGTACAAACATCGACTCACTCGTGATGGCAGATCTCGTGTCTGCTTACCACACGAACCTTGAATCGCTGTTCGTGACCACTTCGGCAACTTCGCTGACGAACACGATCACGCAAGTCGTGACCTACACCGATGCATCGCCATCAGTTGCAGAGTTGTACCCGAAGATCGTGGACTGCGTGCAGCGCATTCAGACCACTTTCTTTGCTGGTCCGAACTTCATCTTGATGCACCCACGACGACTTGCCTTCATCTTGGCTGCCGTCGATTTGCAGAACCGCCCACTCGCAGTACCAGTGCCGAACTTCAATGGTCAGCCTGCGTTCGCTTCGGGCAACGGCGCACCGGTGTACGGCAACAGCGGATACACCATTCTCGGTCTGCCGGTCATCACGAGTGCCAATGTCATCACCACGAACGGTGCAGGTGCGAACGAAGATGTCATCATCGTCGGCAGCACGCAAGAAGCACACCTGTGGGAACAGGGCAACGGCGATCCGATGATGCTGCGCTTCGAACAGCCAAAGGCTGCCGAACTCGACATCACGATGATCGTGTACGGCTACTCGGCGTTCACCGCAAACCGCTACCCGAATGCATTCGCACTCGTCGGCGGAACCGGATTGGTTACCCCAACCTTCTAACTCGTGACGCTGGCAGCACCACGCTGAGTGCTCTGCTGCCAGCACACAGTTCGCATGTATGAGTAACGCACGCCAGATCGCAGCACTGCTCGAAGAGCGTCGTGGCTATGTAGCACGACGACTCGCAGATCGTGTTGCGGCTGTCGATGCTGCACTCGCAGCACTGAACTACGCTGTCACTGAGACAGCGACGATCGAACCGCAGCCTGAAACTGCGACACGAAAGAAGCCGACACGACGCACGAAAGGCTGAGCGATGGCTATCACTAACGGATACTGCACGCTCAACGAAGTGAAGTCGGCACTGCGTCTGTCTGACAGCATCGACGACACGCTGATCGAGAAGTCGATCGAAGCAGCGTCACGACGCATCGACGGCTACTGCGGCAGGTTCTTCTACAAGACTTCTGCGATTGCTGTACCACTGTTCGCACATGATCCATACCGGCTGCTGGTCAATGACATCTCATCACCGACAGGTCTCATCGTCAAACTCGACAGTGATGGCGACGGAACCTTCGAGCAGACACTGACACTGAACACCGATTACATCGTCGAGCCAACCGACTACGCCATTCTCGGCAGACCGATACGGACACTCACGATGGTCGGCGGCTACACATTCCCGATCTTCTACATTCCATCTGAACTTGGTGTGCAGGTGACTGCACTCTGGGGCTGGAACGCTGTACCGCATGATGTGCGTGAAGCCTGCCTGCTGCTCAGCATCAGACAGTTCGCACGATACAACGCTGCGCTCGGTGTCATGGCGTTCGCAGACATGGCGATTTCTGTGCGTGCAGTCGATCCTGATGTGCGTGACCTGTTGCAGCCGTACAAGATTCTCGGTGTTGCCTGATGCCAGCCACTGTCTCGCAGGTCGCAGAGGGTCTCAGGGTGCGTCTGGCGACCATCTCAGGGCTGCGAACTTTCTCGTATCAGCCTGAGCAACTCAACCCACCGGTCGCATTCCCTGTGGTCGAGTCCGTCGAGTACCACCGTGCATTCGGTGGTGGCGATGTGCGTATGCGATTCATGATGTTCGTGATCGTCGGCAGGTATCTCGATCGTGTGGCGCACGCAAATCTCGACGGCTATCTGTCATACAGCGGTGCAACATCTCTGCGTGCTGCGATCGAAGGTGATACCACTCTCGGTGGTGCAGCACAAACACTCGTGCTCGACAGTGGTATGAGCATCGGGTCGCTGTCTGTTGCCGAAGCAGAGTTCTTGCAGGTATCCTTCTCCGTACTCGTTCACACATAGACAGGCAGACATGAGCACCTACAAGATCATCAGCGACAAGACATCACTCGGTAAGAGTGGCGACACTGTTAGCGCAGACGCACTGGCAGGTCTCAGCATCGAAGCACTCGTGAGCGCAGGACATCTCGAACCTGTTAGCATCAGCAGCAAGAAGTCAGACAAGAAAGAGCAGGACTAATCATGCCAAGTATCGTTCTCACCAACGCAGACATCACCGTGAACGGCGTAGTGCTGTCGGATCGTGCCAACAGCGTGACGCTGAACTATGAAGTCGAAGCGGTTGAAGATACAACCTTCGGAAACAGCGGTCGCACTTTCATCGGTGGATTGCAGAACAACACCTGCGACATCGAGTTCATGCAGGATTACGCCGCAAACGAAACGGAAGCAACGATCTTCCCACTCGTCGGTCAGCGCACCACCGTCACAGTGCGACCGGGTGCACAGGCGACCAGCGCAACGAATCCGCTCTACACTTTGAGCAACACCTATCTCGCTGCGCACACACCTGTGTCGGCAACCGTTGGCGAACTCGCAGTGACTTCGCTCTCGTTTCAGGGTGGCACGCTCGTCAAGACGACTTCCTGATCACTCATCGCTTCTGAAAGGGGCAGGACATGAAATTACCGCTTACGATTATCTACAACGATGGCGAGAGGCGTGATGTCACAGCAGCGTTCGCAGACTTCGTTCAGTTCGAGCGCACATGGAATCGCAGCGTGTCACGCTTCGAGACTGACTTTCGGCTCACGGATCTGGCATGGCTGGCGTGGTCTGCTGAGACTCGTGCGAAGCGCACCACGAAGAAGTTTGATCCGGACTGGCTCGAAACTGTGCAGACTGTGGAACTTGGTGAAGCCACAGCAGGTGATAGCCCTTTGGCGACGACTCAGCCCACTGGCTGATCGCAGCACTTGCTGTCGAAACAGGTATCGCACCGTTAGACCTTCTCGATGCTGGCGAGCCAATGTTGCTCACCATGATCGCTTACATCAAGAAGCGCAACGAGCGCAACAGACGCAGGCGGTGAGTCATGGCGAAGCCTGAGATCATCGGTCAGCAGGACAACTATGGTGCGATCATCGTTCTCGGACTGAATGACTTCATCGCTGACATTCGGAAGGCTCGTGACAAGGGTGCTGCTGATGCGCTGATTAGAGAAGCCAATGAGCGTGTGGCGAAAGTAGTGATCCGTATGGCGAAGAGTCTTGCCAACACGAAACAAGAGCGTCGTGCTGCTGCGACTCTGGAAACATCAAGCAGTATTCAGCAAGTCAAAGTGACAATGGGCAGTGCGAAAGTTCCTTACGCAGGTGGTGCAAACTTTGGTGCGTACATCGATCAACGACGACTGATCAAATCAAGAGATAATGCTCGTGGTCGCAGACGAGCGACCATCGTTCGTGACAAAGAAAGTCTGTTGAGAGTTGCCACAAATGTCGAGCGTCAGTTCGTCACACGGAATGGTCGCACGGTGACAGCGTTTGAGGGTGGCGAGCAAGTGAAACTGAAACGCAGGGCAAACGGAACTCTCGTGGTGATCCGTGGCTGGAATCAGTTCCGTGCTAAGGGTCAGTCACCGACTGAGTGGAGGAAAGGCAAAGACCAGTTCCTGTATCGTGCGGTCACTCTGACACAGGCACAAATCAGTGAGTCGTATCAGGCGTTCATCGACAAGATGATCGGTGACGCATTCCCTGACAGCGGCACGGCTGCGTAGGATAGGCGGCTATGGCTGAGCGCAAGTTATCTCTGATCATTCTCGGCAAGGCGACCAGTGCGCTTGCTGCGATGAAGAGCACAGGTGATGCGGCTCAGAGTCTGGGTAAGCGTGTCACGGACATGCTGCCATCGTTCAAGACGGTAGCGATCGCCGGTGCTGCTGCGTTTGGTGCAGTCGGTGCTGCTGCACTTGGTGCAGTGCAGGCTGCTGCACAAGATGAGCAGAGTCAGAAGAAACTTGCTGACCAGTTGCGTCGTACGACTGATGCGACTGCTGAGCAGATCGCTGCGGTCGAGCAGCAC